GAAACGCTGGATGTTCTGCAGGCTGGCGGTGAAGTAACCCCAGTAGGCATTGTCCATCACGACCAGATCGGGACGATCCTGACCGCGAACCAGACTGGCCCACATCGCATTCATCACGGCCTGGATGTTGGCAGCGGTGGTCGCCGCACCGTTGAAGGTGGAGGCGTCGAGCGACTGGTTCTTCCAGAACGTCCAGGTGCCACGGTCGATGCCGCCATAGGTGTTGGTGTTCACCGAGGGAACAGCAGCCTTCAGACCGGTGATTTGCTTGCCACCGGAGCCGGTGCCGTCCGAGTAGATGCCGGAGGCGATGAGGTTCGCCATCGTGGCTTCGGCGACCGACATGCGGGATTCGAGCAGGTCGATGATCTGCTCCTTGCCGGCGTTCTGGAGTTGCTCCAGGCCGGAGATGGTGACCGGGCAGGCAGCTTGCTTGATGTCGTACTGGGCCGCGCTGATGACGTCGGAAGCAGCGACCGGCAGGGTTTCGTATCCGCTGTAGTAGCCAGCATTGCCGTTGGGGGCGAATGACAGTTCTTCGAGGATGATGTTACCGCCGGAGAACGTCTTGATGTTGCCGCGCTGCTTCAGGCGGGCCAGCAGGGCGTTGTTGGAGGTCACGTTATCGGCGATCTGGCCGGTACGGGATTGGATGGTGGTCGCGATGATGTCGCTGATAGCACTGTTCGGGAAAGCCATGATTTGCTCCTAAGTTGGAAAGGATGGTTTTGTCGGGTATTCCTCAGTGGGACCGAAGTCTCCGAGTGGCTCACTCGACGCCGAGCCTAACAAGTTAGGGGCAGGTGGCAGAGGTGCTGTCCTGCGATATACAACGGGTACTTCATCTTCACTGTCCCGATGCAATGGGACAACTTGACCAACAATGGCGCGGAACAGTGCGTTACTCATACGCGGGCGTTGTTGAACGCTGCCTCGATGGAACCACGCAAGGAACCGTCGCCGGCATAAGCATTCGATCCGCCGGAGGCTGGGGCACCGTTGATGCTTGACGCTGCAACTCTGGCCTTTTGAGCCTGCTGATGCTGGGCGTTAGCTTGAATCATCTGTGTCTGCCTCGACTGTTGCCCCGATACACCGGGGTTGATCGCTACGGCCTTATTGTAGGCATCATCCAGCGACAATGCAATACCACGTCGCGATGCCACTTCAATCAGGTCAGCCATCTCGTCACGCACCTCGTCGAAGTACGGATACTTGGGGTCAAGCGCCATCTGCTCAACGGTCTGGGTAGCCTGCTGGACAACCTGTTGCTCGCGCTGCTGACGCTCCTGGTAGATCGGGGCCAGCGCCTGCTGGAGTTGCTGCTGGACGAGTTGGTTGACGTAGTTCGGGTCGAAGCCTTGCGGTTGCGCCTGCTGCGGCTGCATCCCGGCGACGATGGCGGCATCCAGATCCTCGATGCTGACCCCGTAGTCCTTGATCAGCTTTGCCATCATCTGCGCCTTGGACTGCTGGGTGCCGGTCGCCAGTACGAAGTCCGCCTTGAACAGTTCGTTCATCGCCTGGACAGGGGTCACCCCGGCAGATTGGATGCGGGCCATGTAGGGCGATACGACGTTCTGGATTTCCTGGATCTGCTGACGGATCGGCGCAGTTTCCTTGAGGACACGTTCGACCTCCATCTCGCGCTTGTAGACCTCCTGACGGACGTGCAGGGGGAGCGCGGCCCAGTCACCCTTGGCTTCCTTCTTCCAGCTGGCGGGGGCGCGGTCTACGCGATGTGCAGCCCGCTCTGCTGGAGTCTCACCCTTGTTCTCCAACGTCTTGCCCGGTTCACCAGCCACTTCTTCGACGCTTGGTGTATCGCCCGTTGGTTTCGCATCGGCCTCCACACCCGCCGCAGGCGACGAATCGGATGAGGACTCCTGCGGCGAAGACTCGACCGCTTCAGGAGCAGGGGAATTCTCGCTTTGAACGGGTTCGACATTGGTGGTTTCCTCGACGGTGGTTTCGGCAGACTCGATGGCTGACTCAAGTGCTTCGCGCATTGACGGCATGGTGGATTATCCTTTGAATTGACGCCACAGATCACTGCGGCTATTGATGACATCGGCGATGGTCTGCCGCGTTTCCTGCCGGTACGCTTCGGAGGGCGGGCCGGAATAGTAGGCAGGTTTCGGGGGAAGCCCCTTCAACTCTGCTGTAGGAACGACATGATGGCGCTTGCAATGCTCACGCATCCCAGCACGACCAGATACCACGCTCCCATCAACAGGAGAAACAAAATCAGGTATATCCCCCATAACGGCATGTGCCTGAGAGACATCACCAGCGTCACAAGGTAATACATCAACGCCCCTCTCATAGAGTTTTCCTTCAATCTGGACCCAGGTTCGCCTAGCCATTTTTCGGCTTCCTCGGCTTGCGGGCGGGCTTGACGGGTGGAGCCGGATCGGCAGGGGGCTGCTCTACCGATGCCTCGGGTAGTGGCTCTACCGGCTCCATTGACACGGCAGGCTCCCACCACATTTCGCCCGTATGGTTGTCGCACATCCTGCGACGACCGTGGCGTTCGCCCACGTTGATCAGGTAAGTGACATCAATTATCGTCATCGGAACGCTCCGCTTGTTGTTGCATGTTCATTTCGTGCGAATCTTGGCTTTGCACGGCCTTCTGCGTCGAGTCGCGGGCAGCAATCTGCAGTTTCATCTCGGCTTCGCGCTCCATCATCTCCATCTTGAGGGCGAACTCCTGCTGCATCTGGGTCAGTTTCAGGTTGAACTCCTGTGACATCTGCGCCAACGTCATCTGGTTTTCCTGTTGCTTCATCTGGATGTCAGCCTGCTGCTTCTGCTGATCCTGCTGCATCTTCATCTGGCCCTCCTGCTCCTTCATTTGCAGTTCGGCCTGCATCTTCTGCTGCTCGGGGTCGGGCGCGGGAGGAGCGTTCTTCTTGGCTTCGATCTCGGCGTTGAACTCCTTGATGTAGCGGTCGAAGATGCCCTCGATGTCCTTGCTGATGCGGAAGCCGGCCACACCGAACTTCAGCAATTCCAGCATCAGCGGGATTAACTGGGGCGCACCCTGACCAACCGTGGACGCCGACTGCAGGAAGGTGGCGACGGAGTTCATAAACTCGCTGCGCTCGTTCTTCTGGGCGGTGTAGTCGATCATCGCCAGCGAGTCAGCCTGGATATGGACGCGCCACTCCATGTCGTCCTCCGGCCCCTTGAGCAACTGGAGCGCCGGCACGACCAGCGGTTGATCCTCGGGGACCATGTTCTCGACGTTCGCCATCTTGGCGAGGATCATCGGGTCGAAGTGCTTGACCAGAATCTCGGCCTTGATCTGCAACACCTCCTGGGCGAAGCGGGTGACCTCGTCCTGCAACTTCTGGATGCGGACCGAGGCGTACTTCGACTTCAGTTCCTGCGCCCCGAGCGTTTCGCTGGCCTTCGACGCGCCACGGACGATGTCGCTGATGCCGGTCAGTTCGTAGATCTGCGCCTTGATCGCTTCACGGTGCGCCTGCAACTGCCCCAGCGCCTGCACCACGGTGTCCAGCGGGAGCCAGTCGATCTGACCCTTGACCCCACCCTTCTCGGCGAACATCGCCCAGTTATCCACAGGGATCAGGGTGTTGTCGTAGCCCTCGGTCAGCATCCGCTGGATACCCTCGGCGCTGCGGTCATAAACGCCGACCACCTTGCAGGCGATGACCAGCAGGCTGATGCGGTTGTTGACCTCGTCCATCTCGACGTACTGGTCCTGGATCAGCGCGTAGTCGGGCTTCGGCACGCAGGACGACGTGGTCAGGTTGGCGAACATCGGACGCGGGCAGGGTTCGAAGTTGTCCAGACCCAATGGGTCCGGCTTGACGTCCAGCAGTTCAGTGACACCCTTGGACATCCAGATCACTTCACGCTTCTCGCGATCCCAGATCTCGTAGACGCAGGCCCGCTTGAGCAGCACGTTGCGCGGGGTCGATGTGTCCGACACGATGCCCTTGGACGGCTCGTAGTCGAGCGGTATGCGCTTGCCGAGGTCTTCGCCGAACCGCTTGATCAGTTTGTCCCGGTCCATCGGCACGCGACGGGCGACCCAGCGGCGCTCGGCCCAGACGCGGCAGGGCGACCACAGGAAGTCCTCCCAATAGACGTAGTCGATGCAGGCTTCCTGATGGGTGATGCGTTGGAGGGGATTGCCCTCCTCGTCGGTGGGTACCGACACCCCACCGTTCTCGTCGGTGATCTCGGGCTGATCCTCCGTTTCAGTCTCCAGCCGGAGCCACGCCGTGCCGAGGCCGGGGATCAGCCGGTCGCTGACCGTCTGCCGCATCACCTGGTCGAAGTCGCAGGACGGCTCGGCCATGTCCTGCTCGATGCAACGCTGCAGGATGACGCTACCCACACGGGCGACGTCGTCGTTCATGTCGGCGAAGCGGCGGGACACATCGACGCCGGGGATCTGGGCGTAGAGGCTGGCCTCCAGAATGCCGACGTTGGTGTTGAAGATGTTGATCCACTTCTGGTTCGTTTCCACCGCATCGCGGTCATCGATGAACCGCTTGTTCACCCGGCGGGCAGACTCGTGGAACTTCTTCAGTTCCTTCTCGGCGAAGGTGATCTCGTCGGCCCATCGGTCGCGCTTGCCCTGCGGCGTCGCCTCCAGCTTCTCAAGGCTCTCGATGGTCCCCGACGTGGGGGTGGAACTGGCTGAAAACTGGCTGCTCATTTCGTGCCTTTCTTGGCTCTGAGTGCGTTGGCAAGGTGCTTGGCGGTATCGGCGGCAGAATACTCCTTCGCCACCATGACAGGGATGCCCACCTTCGCGGCGAACGCCGGGTTATGCGCTGACGCCGCCATAACCCGTTTTTGTTTGAGGGTTTTGCTCGGCATCAGATCCTCCTTCGCGATCCACGCTTCAGTTCGTTGTCCTCGAACAAGTCGGCGAGGGTCATCTCCTGCGTCGTGGGCAACGGCTTCCTCGGCGGTGCATCCGCCGCCGGACGGGCGAGGCTGGACAGCCGCCGGCCAATCAATGATAGCGCATCCACGCCGTCATCGACACCACTGCCGATGGCGTTGGGGAACATCAGCAGTTCGTTGACGATCCAGCGATTCCACGGGGCGCGCTTGAAGAAGATCGTGCCGCGCTTGAACATGCCCCGCAACGGTGCAGCGCGAGTCTCCTTGTCCTGCCCGCGCATCGGCAGGGTCTTCCACGGCACCGGTATGCCCCGCTCCCGCGCCTGGTTCGCCAGCAGCTGCACGTAGACCTTCGATGCGTTGTCGTCGTCGATCAGGCTCTCCAGCGGTTGATACGTATCGACCAGTTCGAGGTGCTTGCCGACGGTGACGTCCACCGATGTCCGCTCGCGCCACATGTCGGTCACGTACGCCGCTCCGTTCGCCGCGATGCCGACCACGGCATGGACGCTGTAGTCGCCCTTGTTGACCGAGAGCGCGAGGTCGGACACCAGGTACTTCGAGAGTGTCTCGGGGACGATGTCCACGATCCTGATCTCGTCCGAGGTGATCCAACTACCATCGTCGCTGGGCGGCTCCTGCTGCCACATCGTCTTCCAGATGAACTCGTCCTTCTGCAGGTCGGTGACCATCTCGGGCGTGTACCAGTCGGGCCACAGCCGCTCCCCGGGCGCGCGGCCCAGCGGGTCGTTCGTTCCCGCCAGCATGGGCAGCACGATGGTCCGCAGCCGCCGCGTGGGGTTCTCGGCGAACTCCTTCATCACGTAGCCGGCCATGTCGTACGCGGCGGTGCGCTGGCAGATGACGACGATCTTGGCCGAGGGCTTCAGGCGGCTCTTCAGGTCGGCCTTGAACCAGTTGTGGATCTTCTCCAGCTGGGTGGCGCTCTGCGCCTGCTCCCAGCCCGACACGGGGTCGTCCAGCACGGCGAGGTCAGCCCGGAAGCCGAGGATGCTCATGCCGACGCCCGCCGCGAGGAACTCCCCGTTACGGGAGGTTGACCACTTGCTCACCGATGTGCTGTCACGGGAGAGCGTGCTGTCCTCGAACACCCGCGTATGCTCGGGGGACGCCACCGTGTCCCGCACGCGCCGCGACCACTTCTCGGCCAGCGTCGCGGTGTGCGAGGCGAGGATCACGTTGTTGTCGGGGAAGTGCCCGAGGAACCACGACGG